AAACCGCCAGCCGATATCGATGGGATCGAAATATACGGACAAGATTATGGTTTCAGCAACGATCCAACGACGCTCGTAAAATTAATAATTTACGAATCCGAAAAAACAATATATTTGCAAGAGCTGTATTACCAGACCGGATTATCCACCGACCAGATCGCAATGCTAAATAACACCCACGCACCGGGAAAATTAATAATAGCAGACAGCGCCGAACCGCGACTGATATCAGAATTGCAGCGGAGAGGAAACAACATAAAACCGGCCCAGAAAGGACAAGGCTCGATCAGCGCCGGACTGCTTGGATTGCAGGACTATAGAATAATTGTACACCCGGAAAGCCACAATCTAAAGAAGGAGCTCCGGAATTACATCTGGATTGACTCGACCGCCAGACTCGTGGTCGACGACTACAACCACCTAATCGATGCCACCCGTTATGCATACCAGCACACGACAAAAAAACAGATAAAAAACTTTGTTTATTAAGCCATGAACATAATACAAAAAATCTTAACAAAGGCCATCGCCGCAGTAACCGGAGAAAAGAACCTAATAAATGAAACCCTCTACAAGTATACAGCCGGAGGGATGCCGTATTTATTAGACGCCAACAACGAAAATTATATAAACGAGGCCTACAAAGCCAACATACATGTTTATTCCGTTGTGAGCTCGATAATTGACCGATGCAGCGGAATCCCGATACAGGTAAAAAAAGGAGCCGATATTTTGCCGACCAGCCAACTCGGGGACTTGCTAAAAAGACCAAACCCAAGCCAGAGCTGGGAAGAATTTATACAGGCTTACGCTGGATGGAAGTTATTAACAGGGAACGTCTATATTTACCAGATATGGCCAGACGCCGGATTAAACAAAGGAAAGCCATCCGAACTCTGGCTCCTCCCGGCCCATATAACGGAAATTATCGGCGGAGGAGTAACGCAGCCGGTCGAAGCGTACAGAATCGCACTCGGGCCGGGAATGTTCATAAAGATACCAGCAGAGCAGATAATCCATGATAAATATTTCAATCCGGGTTACGACATACAAGGCTCGCAAATGTACGGACAAAGCCCGCTCCAAGCGGCAATGCTCACAATACAAGCAGCGAACACTGGATATGTAGCTTTAAACAAAGCATATCAACACGGAGCACCGGCCGGAATTTTAACCGGATCGGAATCGGCGGAGCACGAATATACTCCGGAGCAAATAAAAACGCTCGAGGGGAGGTGGTCAAAAAAATACGGAGGGGCCGAAAACTACATGAGGCTGATTTTCCACAGGAGCCCGCTGCAATGGATAAAAATGGGCTATAGCGTTGTTGATATGAACATCGTTGAACTAATGAAGTTTAGCTTACAGGATATTTGCAATATATACCACGCCCCGATCCACCTGTTCAATGCACAAGCCGCGACGCTCGACAATTATAAGGAAGCGCGAAAAGCGATATACACGGACTGCGTAATGCCGATTTTTGACAGCATGATCAACAAGCTAAACGCGACACTCGTGAAACGATACGAGGCCGACCTCTCGCTTGCCTATGACACCAGCGTAATAACGGAGCTAAATGCCGATATGGGAATCTTGGCGAGCGCGCTCAACACTGCATATTGGATGACAGGCAACGAGAAACGAGTCGCGATGGGACTCCAGCCCCTCGACACCGATCCGATGTTAAACGAAATTTTATATCCCGCCAGCTTAACTCCCGGCCTCGAACTTGGAAACCAGCCAACAGACGATCTCGGCCTATGATACCACACGAAAAAATCAGGAGAAAATATCTCCGGGCCAGCAGAGCCGCAATAAGTAAAGCCCTCGCGATGCAGTTAGCAAAATTCATGAGCGAGATAAAAACCGCCCAGAATTACGACGATATAATCCGGGCCGCAGAAAAGGAACCAGAACAGGAGGCCCTCGCGAAAGCACTCGCCAGAATATACATCCGGGTTGGTACAGACTTTGCAAAGATAACCGTCCGCGATTTAAAGCAGAAGAAGGCAGCACCGCCGCCGATAGAAACCGATTTCTGGGAGGCGACATTTGAGCAATACGCGAAAACCCAGCTCGGACAAAAAATTGTATGGATAAGTAACACTACAAAAGAGCTTTACATTTCAATAGTGCAGAGAGTAATCCAGACAGCCGGGAAAACAGGTTTGAGTATTTGGGACACCGCAAAGGAGATACAAAAGCAGATCGGTTATTCAAACCACTACAGAGCAGAGCGAATCGCCAGAACCGAAATAATAAAAGCGAGTAATCTCGGAACCCTCGAAGCCGGAAAAAATGCCAGCATCCCAACCCTAAAGGAATGGCTCCCGATAGTAGACGAATGGAGCAGACCAGATCACGCGGCAATGGATGGCCAACCACCAATCGCAATGGATCAGCAGTTTAACGTCGGAGGTACCATGATGAACTATCCCGGAGATGAAAGCGCAGGCCCGGAACACGTAATAAATTGCAGGTGCGCACTCAATATCGTACCAGCACCAGAAGCCGAAACTCCGGAGCATGAAGAAATAAATCTATAATTTGAACCCCTAATGAAAAAAAAATTATATTTGTAACATGGAAAACAAGAAATTCATCGGGAAATCGGTCGGCAATTCGATAAAGGACGTCGACATGAAAAGCAGGACGGTCGTCGCATATGCTTCAATTTTCGGAAATATAGACTCGGACGACGACATAATCCAGCCGGGAGCCTATAAAAAAACCATACAAGAAAACGGGCCAGAAGGTAAAAACCGGATATGGCACCTGTTTAATCATTCCACAGATTACCCGCTGGCGAAACCGCATATAATAAGAGAGGACGAAACCGGCCTGTATTTTGAGAGCAAGCTCCCAGACACCCAGAAAGCAAACGACATTCTGAAATTATACGAGGCTGGATTTTTGACAGAACACAGCGTCTGGATTCAGATAATAAAAGCAGAAGCCGACGTCGAACAGGCAAAAGACATCCGCAGGATTTTAGAGGTCGCCCTCCTTGAAGTTAGCAGCGTTTTATGGGGAGCCAACGAGCAGGCCCAGACACTCGACCTCAAATCCATTGCAGAGTTAAACCGTAGGATTGACATCGGGAACGACCTGATCCGAAACGGGAAATTAACCGATGAAATGCTGAAAAAAATCGAAACTGATTTAACAGAAATAAAGGCACTCCTTAAAGCGGAGCCGCCAGCGCCAAAAGAGCCGGAGCCACAAGAAGCAACCACTCTCGAAGCAATTACCAGAATTCAAACGCTTATAAAAAAATTGTAAAAAAACAGAAAACAACATGGAACTCGAAAAACAACTAAAATCAATCGAGGATCAACTCGACGGATTGACCGGAAAATTCATGACTCCGGAAAAGGCAAGCCAGCTCATGAGGGAGCACGCCGAAATTACCGAAAAAATGCTGAAAGAGCAGGCCGAAGAATCGGACAAAAAAATGCTGGAAATCCAGAAGTCCGTCGATGAAATATCGGTAAAACATAAGAGGCTGCAGGAAACCGGCCTGAAAGATTTGAAATCAGCACTGACAGAACAGCTCTCCAGCGAGGGATTCAGAAAGTATCTGAAATCAAAGCGCGAAGGCGACAAAACCGCAAAGCACAATGTAATGATCGATGAGGTTGAAACCAGCCGCAAAGCCACCGTTACACCATCGACCGCGACTGGCGACACCAGCCCCGCCCAGTATCTGCCCGGAGTAATCCACGACAGCGACCGCGACAATTTCATCCGGAACCTCCTCCCCGTAGGGCCTACAACAGCTAACACGATTAACGTCCCCGTTGAACTGACGATTACCGACGGAACCACAGCCACAGCAGAAGGAACCCAGAAAGGAGTGTCCCAGTTTACGCTTGACAATAAATCGTTCCCAGTAATGAAAATCGCGGCAGTCCTGAAAATTTCAGAAGAAATGCTCGACGACATTCCGGGATTGGTAACCTACATCGTAAACCGCTGGGGAGCCAAGCTGAAAGTAAAAGAAGATTATTATTTGCTTTACAGCGTAGCAAGCAGCACCACCTTTGATGGGTTGACCGTA